GGACATCTGTAGACCCTAACCTTATCAATCCGTTTGCAATGGGGAATCCGGGTGCGAGTCCAGTTGAATCTCTACCTGAAGCTGGTGCGAGATCAACTTCTCCACTGGCTCAGCAGCAGCCTTCAGGTACAAGAGTCCCAACGATCAACTATGATTCCCAATCTGGTCAAGCATCATACGGGACAGTAGATCCTTCCCAATTCGGTGCCTATGCATATTCTAGGTTCTCACAGTTTGGCTGGGGTGCTGAAGATTACGGAGCATTAGTCGAACTTTGGAACAAGGAGTCAGGTGATCCGGCTGCTGGCTCCACTCGTGTCACTTGGAACCCTAACGCACAGAATCCCACTTCTACAGCATACGGTATTGGCCAGTTCCTCAACGGAACATGGGCCGGTACAGGCATCCAGAAGACATCTAATCCTCAGCGACAGATCGATGCTGGGATGATGTACATTGCATCACGATTCGGTAACCCACGTAATGCCCTAGCATTCCATCGCAGAAACAACTGGTACTAACATGCCTACTGCTGTTGAACTTCTGCTCGAAGAGAATCCGACATGGCAGTTCATGCTGTCGGACCCGGAACTATCAGCACTACTCCAAGAAGCTGCTGATCCTAATTCCCTCTGGTCCCCACAGAAGTTCCAGGGGAAGCTCTACCAAACTACTTGGTTCCAGTCCCGCAGCCAAGCACAACGTGAATTCGATATCCTGCAACAGACTGATCCAGGAGAAGCGGCTAACCGAGTCCGGCAGTATCAACTAGAAGTGCAGAACCTTGGAGACCAGCTTGGTTTCCAACTCTCCGGTGAAGAGATCCAATACATCGCAGGAGTTAACACACGTAATGGTGTAGACCTCAATGATCCTGCACAGATGTACATGTTCCGACGTTATGTGCAGTCTCTGCCTGGCCTTCGATTCACGGAAGGCAAGATCACAGGCACTGAAGGCTCATATGCCAAGATGGCCCGCAGCGAGTATTACGTTGGCATGGATCAGAACCGGCTCCGTCAGCTAGCCATCGATACAGAACTTGGCTACATCGATGAGAAGACTGCTCGTGATGCCATGATCCAGCAGGCAGTATCCTGGTACCCACATCTTGCTGTACAACTTCTGTCCGGCAATACGATGAAGGATATGTTCAATGGCCATGTCAACACTGTGGCTGAGGAACTAGAACTAGATCCTGAGTCTATCAACATGATCGACTCCAAGTGGAAGTGGATCGTCAACGGAGCATGGGATCATCAGTCCCAATCCTGGCGCCCATATACCATCGGAGAAGCAAGAGCCTATGCTCGTAAGGATGATTCGTTCTGGAACACTACTAATGGTCGAGCCTTGGATGCTGAGACAACCAACAACATCCTGAAGCAGTTTGGCAAGGTGGCCTAATGGCTATACCGCCCATTCTCGAAGATACACTCAGACGATACGGCCTGTCTTCTCTACTCAATTGGGCTACTGAAGCTATCGTCAACTCGTGGTCGGCAGATCAAATCGTCCTAGAGATGTATAAGCGACCTGAATTCAAGACTCGCTTCCCTGCCATCTTTGAGCTACAAGCAGGGAATAAACCGGCCATTAGTGTCGAGGAATACCTTTCATACGAGAAGACAGCAGCTTCTCTTGCTGCAATGTGGGGAACGGAGCTATCCAAGGATGAAGTAGATAACCTCATTTCCAATCTCGTCTCTCCTGTTGAACTCCAAGCACGCTTTGATCTTGGTGCTGAAGCTGTCTACGAATCAGACGATGAGACAATCTCTGAACTGGCCCGTATGTCTGGTGCAGACATTTCCGATGGCCGGCTCATCAAGTTCTTCATGGATCCCAAGAAGGAACTCGGTGCACTTCAGTCCGAATTCCGACAGGCACAGATTTCCGGTGTGGCGCTACGTACCGGCTGGGGCCGTCTCACCCAAGAACAAGCACAGCGCCTACGTGAAACTGGCATGGATCAGCAGAGTGCTGGAACGGCCTTCTCTACTCTTGCTGCTATGGGTGAGGTATTCTCACCATTCTCATCCACTGAATCTCTCATCACCCAGGAACGACAGATTGAATTCCTTGCTGGTGATGTCGAAGCTGCTCGTGAGATTGAGGCTCGGGTAGCTAAACGAAAGGCCGAGTTTGAAGGCTCGGGTGGTTTCGCAGCAGGTCAACAGGGATTCGCTACTGGTACCGCTGAATAGTTGCGTGATGAGACTGACCCTGACATACTTCCCACCAGTCAGGCCGACCCGTTCGGGAGAGCCAGACCAACCAACATCCTTTCCACCCTTAGCCTCCGTATAGGGTGAGTATTCAACCGGAGAGTAGGCATGGCAGATAACGAAGGTCAGCAACAAGGGGATCAAGGCGAAGAGAAGCCTCATGATCTCAGACGACAACTCGAAGAGGAAAAGACTCGTAACAAAGAGTTGCTGTCTAAGAACAAGGCGTATGAGCAGGATGAGCAGCTTCGGGAAGCAGGACTCAGCCATCTGACCAAGAAGCAGCGCCGATCGGTGTTGCGAGATCTTGCAGATGATGGCAAGGAATTCTCCCCGGAAGCAGCCCTAGATGCAGCCAAGGAACTTGGCTACTCGCTCGAAGGTACGCCTCCGCCGAAGGAACAAGGCCAGCAGGGACAGCAGTCCCAGCAGCAAGGTAATGGCCAGCAGTCCCAAGGCGATGAGGGTGACGATGCTGAAGATGCTCTATCAGCACTAGGACTCATGGAGAGAGCTAAGCGAGCGGCTGCTGGTAATCAAGTGAATCCTGACTTCATCAAGGAGATGGAGGCGATTGCTGCAAAGCATCCCAAGGATTCACGAGCAGCTAAGCAGGAACTTACAGATCTCATCCGTAGCAAGGGTCCACGGCATGGGATCATCCATGAGTGGGATGTGCCCTGATCTTCTAACCTCTGCCTCCTATCCCATCTTCTAACGGAGGTTAGCTTCAAGTGGGTGATGCATTCACCACTGCAACCACGCTGGCTAACCAGGTCACGACTGCATACGAGCAGTATGCTTACTACGCACTTCGAGATGAGCTTTACTTCGATGCGTGTGCGAGCATCAAGCCCGTAGCACAGTCACATCCTGGTTCTACTGTGCAGTTCAACATCTATACCGACCTGGCTCCCAAGGTTTCGGTGCTGTCAGAAACAGCAGATGTTGATGCTGTCGCAGTGTCTGATTCAGTCGTGACCGTTGCTCTCAACGAGTACGGTAACGCTGCAATCACCACTGCTCGTGTCCGTGGACTGTCGTTCCTGATGGTGTCCGAAGATGTGGCCAACGTGGTTGGCTACAACGGCGGCATCTCGTTCGACTCACTGGCTCGAAACGTTCTCGTGGCAGGCTCCAACGTCTACTTCGGTAACGGTGGCGCTGGTCCTCGATCCGCCCTCAACTCCCTCAGCCTGCTTAAGGCAGCGGATGTCAGACGACGGGTGGCAAACCTTTCGTCCGACAACGTGCAGCGAGTGATGAACGGCTACTACAAGGGGTTCTTCGCCCCGGAAGTGGAAGTCGATCTCCGAGAGGAAACGGGTGCCGCTGCATGGCGAGATCCGCATACCTACTCGCAGCCCGAGCAGATCTGGAACGGTGAGACTGGTGCGTTCGAGGGTGTGTCGTGGATCGTCTCGCCACGCCTTTCGGCAGCCAATCTTGCTACCGCCCAGGGTGGCCCCGGTGGCTTCGTTGATGGTGGTGCAACGGGTGGTGCAACCGGCAACTTCGATGTGTTCCCGGTTCTCATCCTCGGCAATCAGGCACTCGCCAAGACGTGGAGCACGCTCGTCAGTGGCCCGATGCCTAACACGGTGCTCGGTGAAGTTACCGACAAGCTGCGCCGGTTCGTCCCTGTGGGATGGTACTGGCTCGGTGGGTTCGGCCGCTTCCGTGAGCAGGCCATTCGGCGCATCGAAGTCACGACCAGCATGGTCAAGTAATACTCTTACTTGATCCACAACCGTCAGCATGGAGTCCGTGAGGACCAGGATCTCAAATGGTCCTGGTCCTCATTTCTTTAGGAGCCTAAATGCCTAGTTGGGAAGAGCTACAGAATCAGGCCAAGACTCGCTACAAGCAAGATGTTCCTGGTGCGCTTAAGAAGGCATTAGAGAATAACAGCCCTGGATCAACTGGTGGACTCGGTGGTGGAACGACTGGCATCAATGGCCTAGCCCGTATTGCTTGGAATGTTCTTAACGATCCAGATCGCCCCGAGGGATCAGGTACAGAGTGGCATGAATCCTCTGTCTTTGCTGCCTGCCTCTTTGTACTCACTGTGGCAGCCGCTCCCTAATGCCTTCGTTCACTCCACCCACAGAAGAAGGACCCCAGCACCTCAGCCGTTATGGGGCCAATCCTGCTGATCGTTTGTTCCGTCATTATCCAGGACAGGAAACAGGCATCACTGTCTGGCGGGATCCTGATGGTAACTATCATCAACAGCAATATCCATATCAGGGTGGGGCCGAATACCGTACATTTAATGATGATGAAGTTACGGAAACTGCCGACTCAATCAATGACTCTCTTGCTCATGCCACGGAGGTCTACATGGGTGGTAGCACATACGAGATCTCCGAAGAAACTGCTGAAGATCTGATCGCTGCTGGGTTTCAGGTTGGTGGCCACTTTGATTCCGAGGAACAGAAGTGGATCGACTACGCTCTTGTCTCCCAACCTAATGTTAAATGGAAGGGTGGGGATGCGATGGCAAGTGTTGTTGGATCAACAGGTGCTACAGCATGGACGTTTTCTGATACCCTCGTAGGCACTGTGGATGGCGAGGGATTCTACATTGCTGCTCTTCCACAACGTAATAGTTGTGTTGTCCAGGACGCAGATGGGAACATTGTCAGTCAGATCTTTGCTAGTGGATCATCCGGTCCAGCATTCGCTCATCCGTCACCATCCACTAACTGGTATTGGCCCCTTGACATCGCCGTGAATGGTCCTGGTGTTGACGATACTCGGATCATCATGGCACTTGAGATGTTCAATGATGGTGTGTTCGGGACCATCGTCGGCAATACAATGTTGAGGCTGAACGCCTTCGTAGTTGTGGTGGAGACCATCAATTATGATAACTTCGATGGTAAGTTCCGGGTGTACTCAGTCTTTAACGACACAGATTTCCATTACATCACAGGTATTGAGCAGACTGCTCCTGATGATATAGATGTACTTGTCAATACGCCCAGGATCTTTGATATCCGTTCTTATTCTCGTATTGCTCGTTGTCCTCTCGGTCAGCTAATCGATGTGGGCCAATGGACATTCTGGAATGGCACTGCCTGGGTGTCATCCATATCTGATGCAACTCGGCTACTCAATGTGGATGGTAGTGAGATCGAAGGTGAGACTAGTATCACAAAGGTCGGCTCCAACTTTCTCATGTGTGCGATCAGTTTCGGACAACCTGAACTACGTATGTATAAGTCACCTAATCCTCAAGGTCCATGGACTTTGTATCATGTAGAGAATACATCCAAACTTCCACAGAAGGGACTCTCCCCGCCAAAGGGTAGACGTTACGGTTACTATCAGCCGAAGTTCCATGAGCATCTAAATCCCTCGGCTGACGTCCTAGTGGCTTCTTATATGCGGAACACGTTTAATCTCTCCCCTGATCCCGGCTCTGTCATTTCCGATATTCATGTATCTACCTTTGTCCCACAGTTCATCTATGTTCCCACTCCATCATGACTCATCCAGCATGCTGTAAGGACCCCGATAACTGTACTCTTACCTATCGGGAGCATCTGCTTAACTTCGGGTTATCAGCTACAGCTATCCCGACCAGAGCAGTAACACGTACCAAGTCAGAAGTACCCGGCGTTACTGTCCCCGATGAGCCAACAACTCAGACCATCATCAGGGAGAAGAGATGGGAGCGGGATCTTCCTGCATACAAACGATTGCGCTCGGAGGGGTTGGAGCCTCGGGCGGTCAACGGTGCCGCCGCCCGTGAGCGCATGGCCGAGACGGTGTACGATGCTACTCAACGGCCTATGAGTATCGACTACAACGATCCTAAGTAAGGAGAAGATGATGGGTTACGACAAGTCCAAGACAAACAAGATGTCGGCAGGGCTGAAGTCGAAGGGTTCCAACTCTCCATCAGGTTCTAACGATGGTAAGTCTGGTCCTCCTGATGGCGGTGTTGTCATGACCGAGGATCTCATCAACAGTCGTGAGCAGGGAACGGGACGTAAGCGGGTCGTGCAGGAACCTGGTGGTTCGCATGGTGGTGCATCGGATTACTAATGACACTGTTCGCTGATTTGATCGAAGAAACCCGACACCATTTGCTAACGGGTCAATCAGACCGACTCAATCAGCTACTGTCTGGCGTCTCTGCTGGTGCTACCACTCTACAGATGAAACACCCTGCTGACGGTATCAAGCAGGGAACCACTCTCGGCATCGATCTAGAAGAATACTACGTTCTAGCTGTTGGTGGTACTACTATTACTGTTATCCCTGGTTATAACGGTAGTACTCCAGCAGCCCATGATGCTGATGATGTGGTCCGTGTTAAGCCTCACTTCTCTGACTACCGTATTGGCAAGTATGTGAACCGTGCGTTGGAAGACCTATCGGCTGATGGTCTTTTCCGCATCAAGCAAGTGGAATTCCCGTTCAACCCCGCTCAGGCTGCTTACGACATCAATGCTGCTGATCTCATCGATATCTGGCGAGTGAAATACGATACACCTGGTCCTACTCAGGTATGGCCAGATCTCTCTCGCCAAGACTGGATGCTAGATCAGGATGCGAACACTACTGACTTCCCGAACGGCAAGAGTCTACTTCTACAACGTGGTGGATTCCCTGGCCATCTTGTCAGAGTCTCATACAAGGCTGGGTTCGGAACCCTAGCCGCTGTTGGAGACGATGTGCTTGCCGTATCTGGTCTACACAATGAGGCACACAAACTGCCTCCGCTCGGTGCCGCTATCTATCTACTCGGTGGCAGGGACGTCAAGCGTACGTTCCTCAACCGGCAACCTGAGCCACGCCGGCAAGAAGAAGTCCCTGTAGGTGGAGCCACACAAGCCATGAGACCCATCCTGCTTGAGTACTCAGATGCTCTACGTCGTGAACGCCGCCGGTTACGTAGACGATACCCGGACTCGATCTAATGGTGAAGCGCACTATCGGCCAGGTGATGGGTCACCCGTTCTACGGTGGCGTGTCCTCATCTGCTCTGGCTCCCTTCTCATTCCCAATCTCGCTCGGTGATTTCCCTCTGCAACTTGATTACAAGTATGCTGATCGGTTTCTATTCGAGCCTCTACAAGGTATCCGTGAACAGGCAGATCAACGAGATACGCCAGGCGAGCACTCCATCAACAGACGTGGAATGTGGCGACGTTCTGGTGACTCGTTCCATCTAGGTGCTGGGCAGGATCACTACGATCGAGATACCTCTTCACCATTTAGATTCCGAGCATCTACCGGAATGGACATTTGGGAGAAGTGGCATCTAACCCAACTCAAAGACACAGATCAGAAGCTAGGTAGTGCCAATACTAACCTCTTCATGGCTATTGCTGGTTCTGATTTCTACACCTTAGATGGTGCGACACTTAAGCGGTCCACGAACATGAATGTGGATACTCCTACTCTCACTGCTCTGACTGGTACTGCACCTGCCAACAACGGTACATCTATCGCATCAGACGGGTTCAATGTATGGACTGCTCATGGTTCCGTTGGCATTTGGAAGACAACTCGTGGATCTCTCGCATGGGCTGGTGCCGCACACATAACGGGTACTGCTACCCTCGTTGCTTATGTCCGGGGTAGAGTCCTCGCTGCTAACAACGGTAGCGTGTGGGATATCACTGTTGCTGCACAAGGTGGAGGCGGTGTAGCTCTCGGTGGTGCAGGTGCTCCTCTCTTGTTCACCCATCCCAATACGGATTTCAAGTGGAAGGGATTCGCTGAAGGTCGCAACGCCATCTATATGATTGGCTACAGCGGCGACAAGACTCAGATCTTCCGCACGGTCATCAAGTCTGATGGTACTGGTCTAGATGCTCCTATCGTTGCTGGTGAACTGCCAGACGGTGAGCTAGGTGAAGCCATCTACGGCTACCTTGGCCCATTCCTTTATATCGGCATCGGTGGAGAACCAGGATGGCGGTTCGCAGCCATCAATGCTAGTGGAGATCTAAACATCGGCCGGAGAGTAGAGACTCCTGAACCTGTCCTGTGTTTCGAGGGACAGCAGGACTTTGTCTGGTGGGGATACAGTGGCTACTCTGGATCCCAAACTGGTCTTGGACGCCTGTCTACTGCTGAGTTTGGTGATGTAGAACATCTAGTCCCTGCTTATGCATCTGATCTTATGGTCGATGGGCAGACAGCAGAAGTACAATCTGTCGTAACGTTCCAGGACATTAGAATCTTCTCTGTGCGTGGTATTGGTATCTATGCGGAGCATCACCTAGGGAATCTTGTTCCTGTCGCCACCATGGACACTGGTGAGATCACATTCAACATGAACCAAGATAAGATTGGCATGTTCGTCGATGTGATCGCTCATTCCGATCTAGAAGCCACTCATGGTTTCTATGTCTCGATTGACGGTGGAGCCTTCGCATTTATCGGAGAGCACCATGAGCATCTTACATCCTTCTCGATCGGTGCGATTAAGGCGAGAACTTTCGAGTTGCGTCTAGAGTTGAAACGTGACTCTGTTGATCTAACTGCCGGACAAGACTTCATGTCATGGTTGTTCCGTGCGATCCCTGTTCCATCAGTCACACGATTCTTCACTATCCCATTCCTAGTCACGGATGAGATAGAGGATGATGATGGTGTTTACCATCCCCAAGATCCTTGGGAAGTATTCGACTACGTAGAACAGGTACAGAAGAACAAGGAGATTATACAGCTTACGATCGGTCCACGTGGATATCCAGTCGTTATAGATACGTATCGCTGGCGTATCCACAAGCTGACAGATCCTCTACAGGGTTTCGGTTTCAATGCAACACTGTTCGCTAACATCGAACTGATCTCACAGGAGATTGGCTAATGGCACGCCGTGAGAACAAGGGTGCTGCGGTATCCACTACTCTATCTGCTGGTATTGATGCTGCTGTTACAGCATTCAATATCGACTCTAGCAGTGGTTGGCCTACCGGTGGTGCCAATGGCAACTTCTTCGCAACACTGGACCCTGACACTCCCAATGAAGAACGTGTACTTGTGGGTGCCCAGGCTGGCGGTGCTTGTACATCTGTCCTTCGTGGGCAAGATAACAATACAGCTAAGACACATGCTACAGGTGCTGTTGTCATCCACTCATCAGCAGCAGTGGATTACGATGAGGCTAACCGACACATCAACGTCACCACTGATGACAACCATACGCAGTACATGAAGACAGATGGGACACGGCATGATCTCACCGCACGTCACCCTGGCGGCACTGTAGTCCCTACTGCTATTCCTGTTGCTGTCGGTACTGCTCTCGCTGAGGGAGGCGGTACCAACCTCGCTAAGTCCACTCATGTCCACGTGCTCGGTGCGGGCAGTATCAATACAGCTAACATGTTTGCTGCTGGAATCGTGGATGCTACTGCAATTGGTGCTGGTGCTGTAGGATCAAGTGAACTTGGCACCGACTCAGTTATTGCTGGCAAGATTGCTGATCTTGCTATCGATGATGAGAACTTGTTCATCGCAGGACTGACTCCGATCATCGTCTCAGGTTCTAACCCTGGTGCTGTCGGAGCGGGTCGTGTTTGGCTTAACACTACCGCAGCTAAGTATTGTCTCATGGTTCGCAATGCTGCTAATACCGGCTGGGACGTCATGACGGCAATGGTGGATCTTGGATATGTTCCCACCTATCCTGGCATGTTCGCTGTAGGCAATGCTGTCCACTTCGCACGATACACACGGTTCGGTCCCAAGGTCATTGCCAACGGGTACTTCCGTATCGGCTCAACTACATCGTTTGCTGGACTGACCAACCTTGCTATCTCCACACCGGTAGCAGCCAAGGATCTAGACGCCTTTGTTGGTTATCCTGGTACTGGCACAGCAGAATTCTTCTCCCATGCAGCGTCACGTGGTACTACAGGCTCAGGTGTGTTCGCTGCTGTAGGTATTGTGCCCCAAGCTGGTGCTTCTAAAGCCCTTGACCGTATGAACTTCTTTGCTACTGCTGGTTCGGCTGCATGGTCACAAACCGTTCCTGCATCGTGGGCTGCCGGTGACCGCTTTTCATGGTTCGTAGAGTATGAACCTGCTAGCTTGGAGGATCCAAACTATGTCTAGTCATAACATTACCGTCGTCAAGTCAGAAGATGATGACGAAGTACCCTACGTAGGACAAGTACGATTCGACTGCAGTTGCGGAGCGAGGTCTGTATGGGTATATGCTGAAGAGATCGAGCAACTCATTGGACTCCATCGCCAGGAGAATAGCTAATGGTATGTGACGACTGTGGTGGCACAGAGTTTGAGGTAGAAATGGGTACAGCCCACTGCCTCAACTGTGGTGCTGAAGTAGACAATGAGGTAGCTGCTGCTATCTCTGAAGGATTGGGGCCAGATGCCTCTACCTAATGGATTCCAGTTCCCCGATACCTCACGGTACCGTACGGTCTGCAATTGGAATGGCTTCCACTATCCCATTGCATCATGTAAGGCCAGTGAGGGAGCTACACACCGTGACTCGTCATTCCCTAGCTGGCTCAATAACATGCGAGCTAGGGGAAAGTACCCCATCCCTTACCACTTCCTGCGTAGAGAACAGAGTATTGCATCTCAGGTCTCTAACTATCTAGGTGCAGTTAGTGGCGAGTTTGGAGTGATGTTGGATCTGGAAACATCAGGGTCTGGCACCAATCCAACTATCGCTCAGGCTGATGAGTGGTGCGATCGAGTCCAAGCTGCTACTGGCCTTCCTCGATCACGGATGCTGCTGTACATGCCAAGATGGTGGTACAACGCATACGGTGGAGGATCGAGGGCACTAGCAGACCTGATCCTGTGGAACTCTCAGTATTCTAGTAACCCCAACCTCTCCCCCTTTGCAGGAGACAATATCGAGATCCTTCAGTACTCATCTACCGCTCCGATCGCCGGCCTATGTTCACCAGGCACAGGTGATCAGAACATCGCCATCAACATGTCAGCCCAACAGTTCCTTGACAAGATCACAGGAACCACTATTCCTCCGGAGGATACATTGTCTGCTGCTGAAGTTGCAGAAATCAAGGCTCACATCAATGACAAGGGTCCATATCTTGCTGCCGATCTAGACTCACACCCTGCTTATTGGGTTGTCTACAAGCAGACCGGTGAGAAGCGGTGGGTTAACACCTTCACCTTCCTCGCAATGATCGGACTGGAACGGATCCTGTACAACGGCGTCGATCCGGCTGGCTTTGCTGTGCCGTTCCCTCGTAGCAAGGATCAACTCGATCAGTACGTCACCGTCGGACCCGTACCCGACGGATGGTAGAGATAGTCCATGTCCGCAATAGACCTGCTTGATGGTGTACCTCTCAAAGGTGTTGGATCAGAACACCTTCGAGATCGGCTGATCCTTCCTGCTCATCTAAGCACAGGTCTATTCGGTGTTGCTGGTGATCTATCCATTATTAATGCTGGTGATGCTGCGGTTGCGGGTTCCACGGGGAA